TATTGATATGCTTGATATGATTGATATATCAAAAAGTATTATAGTACTTTTACCTTTGTAAACAGAGGTGTCTCTCCCATAAGTCTGTCTTCAGCTATCTCAACATAGTCTTTATTAAGTTCTATAATAGTAGCATTTCTATTTAATCTATCTGCCACCAACCCTGTGGTTCCCGATCCGCCAAAGGGGTCAAGAACGTGTCCGTCTTTTGGACAGCCTGCCTTGATACAGGGTTCTATTAGATCAGTGGGGAAGACAGCAAAGTGTGCTTCCTTGTAGGGTTTAGTGTTTACTGTCCAGACAGACCTTTTGTTTTTAGTCTCTGGCATCATGTCTCGTTCTCTTGTCAAGCCATTAAATATATTCTCTTTGTCTTTAGAGTTCTCTACGTTAATAGGTGTCTTCCCACCCCATCGGCTCTGACTAGCTTCTTCCTGTATAGCTTCATGGTCAAAGTAGTAATGTGAGTTTTTGCTTAACAGAAAGATATACTCATGTGCTTTAGTGCATCTATCTTTTACTGATTCGGGCATAGGGTTTGGCTTATGCCATATGATATCCTGCCGTAGATACCATCCGTCTTCCTGTAGAGCGAATGCCACTCGCCAAGGTATGCCCATCAAATCTTTCTCTTTTAGTCCTTGTATCTTGTTTGCCCTGTTCGGACTCACCTCTGGCTGATCATGTTTGTCTTTATGGAGTGTTTGCTTAACATTCAACCCATCTGCACGATAGTTGTGATATGTGTCGCCCAAATTTAGCCATACAGTGCCGTCTTCTTTTAGGGTATCTCTTACTCCACGGAACACCTCTACAAGCCGTCTGACGTAATCCTGAGGGGTCAATTCTAAGCCAATTTGCGAATCTTGACGCTCTGCACCGCATATTGGACACTTTTGCCTGTAAATTGCATCTCCGACTACATCTCCGTGGTCATACATATTTGCGTGACCTGTAGCTGTATCTTTAGATATCTTGGTTAGTCTTTTGTGAGGACAGTTTGGGTCACCACCCACCCACGTTCCTGTATTGTAGTCACGGAGTCCGTAGTAGGGCGGTGAAGTAACAACAGTATCAAAGTGATTCTTTGGTAGTGTCTTTAGAACCTCTACACAATCACCTATCTTTATGTTGATCATTCTTTATTTCCCAAGCTGCTTTTCTTATCTTTTTAAACTTTGTTTGTGCCAATGTGTCAGTGGCTAATTCTTTTCTTGATTGTATATGTAAAAATCGTTTCAGAAATCTTGTGCAAAGCTCTTCACTATTAATACCCTCTGACATTAAATGATAATCATGTGCATAGAAGTTTGACTCATCTATTGCGTCCATCAATGCTTCCCAGAACTCTGGTTCTTTGCAGGACATAATAGCACTCTTAACAAGACGTTGACCCTCTAGTTCGGTTGGTTTTATGTCCACCTCTTCTTGATCATTTATCCTAACCATAGCTACACCATATCTAGAACCCACCCAATCTCTTAGCAAGCCGTCTGGAACATCATCAGGGTGTATGCACAAGCGTAAGTTAAAACCATTTTTATCTTTGTTCATTGACACCTGCACAGCTTCAAACTGATACGCTACATCTTTTACATTAGTCATTTTCTTTCTCCCCAGAAGGTATGGCTTTGATTGCACTAACATTCTTAACTTCATACGCTATCTTATTCATCTTATCGTATCGTTTGCTTGCAACATTTAACTCTCTATCTCTTGCCATCTCTTTGGCTTCAAGCTTGTTTCTTGCTCTTATTCGTCTTGTTCTTCGATATACAACTTCGACAACGACATCAAACGACATCGCTCTAAGATAATCAGTTGTTCCTCTGTCTAGTTTCATTGTACTTTCTCCAATTTTCTTCTGCCCATTCGATTGGGTCAACTCCTTGGAATATCCACCATCGTTTCTCGTTACCGTCATGATGTATTTCCATATGGTGGGTATGGCAGATAGGCACTACCCAATTGTCGCCCACTTTCAATGCAACACCTCTAGGTTCTGCATACATAATGTGATGAGCCTCACTCTCTCTTCCACAGATCAAGCAAGGCTCTTTTCTAACTAAGGATAAATATTTTTTATCCCTTATCTTCAAGACAACAAGTCATCCAGAGTTGTTGTTTGTTGTGCAGGTTTACTTGGGATAGGCTGTTCGCCATCTTTCCTATCCTTGTGAACACTTGCCCTAACCGTGATGTACTTCTGCTGTTTAGAGCCGTCATCCCTTGGCTTGCTGAGATTAACCCACCCTGCAATACTGATCTTAGGCTTTGGGTCATCATTGCTGTGTATGTTATCTTTGTATAAAAGATATTGCTTGTGGATATTCTCACACAAATCTAAGGGAAGTTCTAAGTCACCAATCATATCTGGTTGACCGTCTTTCTGCTTAAACCTGTTTGAGTTTAAGATACCATTGAAATAGATTTTATTCATTAGCTTGCTCCTTGTAAGTTATCTAATTTTGTTTTGGTTTCTTGTTTAAATTTAGCCATCAAATCTTTATCGTCTTTAAATGTGTTTATGGCTTCTTGGTTTACCGAAATAAACTCCTTCAGATGGTTCACAGACCCTTGATCTTGCATGAAGTGTTTTAGTATTCTAAACACCGCTTGCTGATGGGTCTCACCCTCATTCTTCTTTACTTGGTTATTCTTACCAGACAATTCTTTCACCACAGTTTTAATCTCTTCCTGTTTGCTGCCTGGCGGCGGAGTAGTTGTATTTTGTACCATAGTACTTTTTGGTTCTACTGTGGTAGAATTACCATCGTCATCTGTTTCTGGATCACATTCTAGGTTCAACATGGATTGAAGTAGATATCTTCTCATGTAGGTGATGCCACTACCAATTGCTTGGCTACCCTTTTTCGTATCGTCAAGACAGCTAACCTTGCTTTCTAGTTTTTCACCAGAGGGCAGGTGATACAGAGTACAAACCAATAGGTTTTCTATTCTGTCATTCATATTCACCACCTCTGTAGTAAAGGATATGTGTATACCATTCTCCTCTAAAGGTTTCTTGCAAGAGTCAAACACATCCATAAGAGTGGAGTATTTACTAGAAAATGCAGGATTTTTACCAGACTTCTTTAGTTCTGAGAAACCCTCTCCTCTTGCTTTCTCTATCGCTTCAAATATTTTTTCTTTCATAGGCTCACTCATGATTCTCTCCATATATAGTTTTGGTTCTGAAAAACCCCTTATGTTGGGGGTATCTATGCATGAAGTACCGTGCATACATAGAAATAAAGTCGTTACTAATTTTAAATGGGTTGCCGTATGTCACTACGCTAGTCTCCCATCGTACTCTATTTATAATCATCCACGCTGACATCTTCTTGTGACCTCTCTTGATTGCATGGAAAGTAAACTTGTCAAACAACTCGCATACCTCTGGGTTTTTCAGATGCCACTCCCACCACTTTTCTTTGAGATGTTCGTAATGATTAAAATATTCACTCATATTTTCTTTTCCGTCCTTTCTTTGCTTTGCTTTTCTTGTTGTTAAAAAGGTCTGGCTTTAGGAAACTTTTGTTCATATCTTCGTGTATTTCTCTGGCTATCTTTGCCCTACGCTTCCATGTCGCAGAAAGTTTCTGACTTTTCTTTTGCTCTGGTGTGATTGGCTTCAGCTTTAGTGATTCCCAATCTATGTAAACTGATTTCTTTTCATCGCTCATAGCATTCCCTCTGGTTTTTTTAGTGGTGTTCTTACAGTGATGTCAAAGTTCTCTACTTCAACACAGTTAGGCTTGCCAATAATTGGGTCTCTCAATTGGCTAAGTGCTTGAGCAAACTCAATGCAATCCTGTTTGTAGCTGAATACCATCCTGTGTACAGCATGATCATCTTTCTGAATGTCTGGTAAAGTTATTAGAAACAATACAAAATACGTTACGGGGTTCATGGCTTCTCCTTTGTACTATAGTACTTTTTAGTTATCGTTGTATTGGGAACAGAAATCAGCAACGGAACAATAATTCGATTTACATCGTGTGTACTCACCTTTACGAAACTCTATGTCGTGATTTCTTTTATGTACGTCTACGTCTATCTTATCGGAAAGATCGTAAACTAAATCTTCTGCATCTTTCTGATTGTTGAAAACTCTGAACGCTTTCTTATTACCTTTTTTAATAACTGCCCACTTATCTTCTTTTGCCCATCTCTCTTTATCGGAGCATAAGATAAACTGATCTTCTAGATCGAACAACTGTCGAGCATCTTGATGTGCAGTTACTCTCTCGTTTACATATTTTATTCTGTCTTTCATAGACCAAAGAGGTATGTCTATATAGGCTATAGGATGTTGTGGATAGTCTGGTTTTAATTTAGCTTGTGTCCTGTTCCAATCTCTCAGTATCGCACATATCTTAATGTCTGTTACAGGTCTCTGTTTGTTTTTCTCAAGCAAGTAAGCATACACGTTTAGCTGATTAACCCACTCCTGCTTATCGAACATAACAGACCAGACAGACGTAACTTTATAATCGGTAATTATTAATTTATCGTCTTTCGATTCGTACTGATCAATTGCCCCAGATATTTTCCAACCTCTAACCGTATCGTAAAGTCTTTGCTCTTTCGTAACATTAATTGATTTACCACTTTCTAGAACAGAGTGAACTGCCGTACCGAATAAAGCAAAAGTCATATCCATTACATCGGTGGATATGTCTTCCTTATGCTTTTCTCTAAGCAACAAAACTCTGGGCGAATCAATAAGCTGAGTAACAGATATATCAGCATCACCTCTACTGTATTTATCTGATGTTGCATAATTTAAAAAAGAGTCTGGAAGACCATATTTATTAGTAATCATTTTATACCTATGCTTTATTATTATTATATTACTATAATATTATTATTGATTATTTTTTAATTATATAATAATTAATACAATATATGTCAACTCAAAATAGAATAAAAGTTTTGTTTAATATAATTTTTACAATCGAGGGCGAACCTGCAAGCAAAGCGAATCAACGAAAATTAGTGTTGATTAAAGGTCGAATGGTTCCAATAAAGTCTAAGAAAGCATTGGATTATGTAAAAGAATTTCAAAGACAAATTCCAAAGATTGACCCTCTAACAGAGGACTATGTCAAGGTGGAGATGATGATCTACTATGCTTCCAGAAGACCAGACTTAGACGAATCACTTATCTTGGATTGTATGCAAAATTATGTGTACTACAACGACAGGCAAGTAAAAGAGAAGCATATCTATTGGGGTCTAGATAAAGAAAGACCTCGTACAATAATTAGAGTGTCTGAGTATAGAAAGGAGGATACACCAGACTACTTGACAAACTAACTAAATAAAAAAATAATACAAACTTCATAGTGGAGATATCATGCTAAACTCAAACATGAGCAACATGGTACTCAGTTTAGGTAAAGGGCAACATAAACTACAATGCCCATCGACAGAGTGCCAACAGCGAAAAAAGAAAAATCTTAAAACATTATCCGTTAAGGTTGATATGGATGGGGCAGTTTACTATTGCCACCATTGTAATCTTAGTGGTCAAGAATTTTATAATAAACATAGGGAAACTAAAATGACTTCAATACCAAAGATAGAGAAAAAACCATTGAGTATCAATGGGTTAGAGTGGCTTAACAAAAGAGGTATCAGCGAATCAACTGCCGATAAGTTGGGCATTACCACTTGCACACATTACATTCAAGGAGTTGGAAACGAGACCGAATGTGTGATGTTTCCCTACACAAACAGAGGTCAGGTATACGCATCTAAAATTAGATCGATAACTGAAAAAGGTTTTGCTTGTTCTGGCTCACCACAAAGCTTTTTTAACTTGGATAGGGTGGACACTACCAAGCCACTAATAATATGTGAGGGTGAGTTGGATGCTCTGTCATTTATTGAGTGTGGTGCAGAGGATGTTGCTTCCGTTGTCAGCGTACCAAATGGAGCGGTGATGAAAGTCGTTGATGAAGAGTTTGCAAAGAAAGACGATAGTAAGTTCCGTTTCCTGACAAATGCAGAAGAGATGCTAGAAGAGGTGGAGAAAGTAATCATAGCAACTGATTCGGATACAGCAGGGCAGGCTATGGCAGAAGAAATGGCTAGAAGAATAGGTAAGCATAAATGTTTTAAGATAAACTATCCGAAGGATTGCAAGGATGCTAACGATGTTATTCTTAAAAAAAGTACCATAGCACTTTTTGATTTGATCGATCTTGCCTCCGCCTATCCAGTATCTGGATTGTATGATGCATCTCAGTTTTACAAAAACTTAGATAGTTTATATTCAGACGGCTTTGGGAAGGGAGAGAGTACAGGGTTTGATAACGTGGATGAGTTATATACAATCGTTAAGTCGCAACTCACTATCGTTACAGGTCATCCGTCAAGCGGTAAATCAGAGTTCATAGATCAGCTTATGGTTAACCTTGCTGTTAATAAGGGATGGAAGTTTGCTGTAGCAAGCTTTGAGAATCAACCAGAGATACATCTAGCTAAGATTATATCTAAGTATAAAAAGAAACCATTCTTTGATGGACTGAACCCAAGACTTACAAAAGAAGAATTGGATGACGGTAAAGACTTCATAAAGAAACACTTCTACTTTGTGCATCAGAGGGATGGTAGCTTGAGTTCAATTGATTCCCTGTTAGAAAGGATCAGGATTAGTGTATTGAGATATGGTACAAACGCTGTCGTCATAGACCCATACAACTATATCATGAGACCAACAGATGAACAGGAGACAGCATTTGTGTCTAGTCTGCTCAGTAAGATACGAGTGTTTGCTCAGACTTATGATATCCACGTTTGGCTCGTTGCTCATCCGACCAAGATGATGCGAGATAGTTCTGGTAAAGTGCCACCGCCTATGGCTTACGATATCTCTGGCTCTGCTCACTTCTTCTCTAAGACAGATTGTGGTTTGACAATACACAGACCAGACCCTGCTAACAGCAATATCACAGAGGTGCATTGTTGGAAGTGTAGATACTCATGGGTGGGTAAACAAGGACAGACCATACTAAGCTACGATGGATTGACCTCTACATACAAACCTTTTGAGCCTTATAAAGGCATTGATGAGTTGTTTACAGATGCTCCAGACTTTTAGTTGGACATGGTGGACATGATGATAAGTGGCATATCCTGTGGCTGAAAAACCACAAACCACAAAATATAGCATTGACAACAAACCAATATCGTCCGTATATTATCGAATGTGAATAGCACTACCTATGCGAAATCACTTCACTATGAAACCTTGGGTCTCTTCGGAGACCCATTTTTTTTACATCAGCAAAAAATAAACCGCTGGCTTTGATCCGCTGGGAAGCCAGGAGTCAAAAAGCACTATGGTACTTTTCATGAGATGAGATTTAAATGCTGATTTAAATCCTGTTTCGATTAAGCAAAAAAAAACCCCCAGACATTTCTGTCTAGGGGCTGAGTTGGGAGGAAAGTACCTGTTAAAAAATGGGGCGGTGAAAGGAATATAAAACCGCCCCAAGTACACAATAACCCACAGGTAAAAGGTTATTGGTGTTCATGTTAAATTATTCTGGTAATAATCCAAGAATTTTTAAGACAGCATCTGCTAATTCCTTTCTGCCTTTTAATACACCTCTCAATACACTATTATCACATTCTTCAATATGATCTTCGTATTTACTGAACTGTTTGATCTCGTCTTCGCACAGTTCAATAATCTCACCTAGCTTAGATGTATCTTCGATAACCTCATCTTTTAATCTAGTCATATCTAATCCTTTCTATCTAAAATATAACCAACGATAATTCCAAATGTCGCTACTGACATAAGGGATGAATATGCGGATAATAATTCTTTGTCATTATCCGCAAGTGCGGATGTACTCAGTAAGCAGAGTACACCCATAAAAATTGATGAACCTATGAATAAAATTCTCATGGTGCGTACCATAAAACTACAAGTATCCATAAACCCACGATGCCACCTAAAAGAAGTGTAATTGATACCGCATCAATAATTGTCTTTAATATTTCTAACCAATTGATCTTCATGACTTGACCTCCAACTCGTTAGCAATCCTAGTGACAAGCTTCTTATCTAAGTCTCTGTTAGCTTTACCTATGTCCTCATGAACTGCGTGAAGAACATCACCGCTTGGCAAAGTCTTAGCCATAAGAAAAAGGTTAGGTATCACATTAGGAGTAAACTCATAACCTACAGGCATTCCATCTTTGTTAGTATACCCATTGGCTTCAGTTCTTTTAGTGAAAGCAAGGTCAACAAAGTCACCCTTGTATAATTTCTTGCCCTCTTTTTTGACCCAATCCAATTCAACATAAGAGTCTTTCTTTTCATCGTATCTTTTGTAAACACTTAGGCTCATAGGAAATAAATACCTGTTACCCATTTGCGATCTGACAAAAGGAAGACAACGTCTTTCCCACATAGGTGAGACCTGCAATGTCCAATCTTTTACTCCATCTGACTTAGTAGTCATTTGGGAGGTACGCTTCAAGAATGCTCTAGTAGAGTACTTGACCTTATCCTCTGGGTTCCAATAATACTTTTCGTTATAATGAGAAAAAGACATAGGCAATTCACGTTGCAGGTCTGAATTGTTTGTAGCATCCGCTAAGAGACCCTCAGACTTTCTCAACAAATGAACATACTTTGCACCACTCTCAGATTGTATGTAAGTGTCACATTGAACATCTATATTTTCATATGCTTTAGGAAAGTTAGTTGATAACCCTCTATCAGCAGAATACTTGGCATCATATAAAAGACTATCAATTTTAGAAAAGTATGCGGTGTATCGCTCATCGTATCTAAGGTCTTTCAAAGAGTCTAACTGATGAACGAAACCCATAAGATTGTCTCCAACATTGTTACTAGAATATCCTTGAGAAAAGTCCTTAAAGTTTTGAGCAAAGACATAAGCTTGTCTAATATCTCCGCCTGCGGTGTTTGACTCTTTAATGTTTACTGATCGAGTACCATCTTTTCCGCCATTACGATGATAGTAATAGGTTCGGTTCTTTTTATTTAAAACATCAGCAATAAAATCTTTTGGAATATCTAATGTTTCTCTCTGAAAATTTATACATTGTGCAAGCTTGATCTTAGCCATGTATTTTTTAACAGCAGTCTCTCTTTTCCTACCTGCTTTATTATCGCAGGTCTTCCAATACCATCTAGGTCTCTTGTTGTAGATATAGTCTTTAGCTTCCTGCTTAGTGTCAAATATCATTCCATCTGGCATAACCGTATAGGTATATTCTGGAGGTTCGCCTAAAGACGTAGCCTGCTTTATGATTGTACGTTTTTCCATTTTTGATTCCTTTTCTTAAATGGTGTTTCTCTAGGGCAACCCTAAAGAGAATACAAAAAGTACCATAGTATTTTTGCATTCTCACAAAGGTTGCAGGGGGCAATGCCCCCTACAATTAGTCATCGATAAATATTGTTGTGCCATAAGGTGGCAGGTAATAACTGCCAAGTTTTTCTTTAGATTGGCAACATATCCAGATAATGTCACAAGGCTCATCAAACTGCGGTTCGTCACCGTAGTCACTGATCTCGCAGTCAGTAAAGATCACAAGCTTCTTGAAATTAAAGTCCTGCCAATTCTCATCGATGTATTGAAAAGCAGGTCTAATTCTAGTACCGCCTGTACCATTGATCTTCAGAGAGTCTATCTCCTCACCCTTGTCAAACCGCTTGATACCATCAACGTCAACTCTGGATGTAAACGGTATGACAGTGATAGAGTCTGGCTTGATATCTTTAGATAGAGCATTCATTTCTGAAAACCCTCTATCTCTTTGCTTCTTATCGACAGAAGCAGAGGTATCTTGAAGCACTCCGATATCACCGCATGACATACCCACGATTGTAGGTGTAATGGCATTCCAAGTAAGATGCTTTTTGTTAAGCTTCCTATATGTGTAGGTAGAGTCATTGTCACCGCCCTGCCATGCAAAGGTAAATGCTTCCTGCCATTCAACCTTAGACTCTTCAACTCTGTTTAGAACGTCTTGAATCTCTTGGTTGATTGCACCCACCTGCTTTGCTTTGATACCTGCTTGAACAATTTTTCTATCAATAGACTTGCTGAGTTTTTCCAACTGCTCTTGGTTCATCTCAGAGCCGTCTTCATTAGTAGGCTTCTCGATCTCACCGCCCCAAGGTTGTTGCGGTTCATCCTTAACAGCATCCTTGTTTTGCTCAAGCACCGCATATATTTCTTCTGCGGTCATCTTCCTGCACTTGTCTCTATCAAGACCTAAGTCTCTCATTTCAACAAGACCGCCTTTAGGTAACTGTAACCGTAAGTCTGGTTTGCGAAACGATGCCATGCCAAAAACACGATCTCTCTGGTAGTCGTAGGTCTCTATCGTATTGTTGACCTTTAGGTCACAGGCAAAGTTCCATAACTTAGGGTCTCTGTTTCCCATGCGGATATGGTGCTTGTCTACTATGTGCATAATCTCATGCACAAGTACGGTTGCATTTTCTATAACAGTTAAGGTCTCAACAAACGGCAGTGAATAGAAAATGTTTTTGCCATCAGTACACATTGTCTCAATGTCATTGCGTTCTGTTGGGTTGCCTGCAATCATCACTCCACCATAAAAGGTGAAGTGATTTGAAACGATTGACTTGGCTAATGCTATTTTATTTTCCATGTTAACTCCTAAACATAAATATCATTTAAATGTCCATCAGCGACTAACTGCTTGAAAGTATCTGATGATCGAACACCGCTACAAACTGCCATGCAATCCTGCACACAAACCTGCAATAGGTCTTTGTTATCTAATCGCACACAATATTCCGCAATAGCAGGGAACGTGTCTAATGTGCAACGTGCAGATAAAGAGCCTAACAATACGAATAGAATATCTGGTCTATCGCAGATAGGAGCATTAGCAGGTTCATCCAGAATAGCATCCAAGTTAGTTAACTCTGGAGCGGTCTGTACTACCTCTAGAAATGCCATGAAGCTGTTAGTCGTAGCTTCCCCTAGTGTACCAGATAGCAAAGCCTGTAAGCAGGTTAGATCGCCCTCAAGACCCATATCCAATATCGTGTTTGCTCGTTGCCATGCTCTAGGTGTAGAGGTTGAGTCCTGTGTAGGGTCTGAGTGACAAAAGACCGTAGGGTCTTCCTTACCTTTGAACCTCATGAAAGCAGGAATATAGGGAGACCATCCGCTCTTAGTGGCATAGTCACAAAAGTCATCGATATCTGGTTCGACATAGATGAACGTAACCCTGTCCTTAATGTGTGTGGGAATACGATTAGTGCCTGCCTTATCTTTTAGGCGGTTACCTGCACACATAAAGAACCAACCGTCTGGAAGCTTGTATTCACCAACCATGCCATCATTCATGATCGGAGCAATAGCATTCTGAGTGGGAACAGGTGCTTGCGGAAATTCATCACCGAATACCCAACCTATTTCCATGCCTGCGGTCTTCTTAGCAACAACCTCTAGATACCAATGAGACTTTAAAACTTTTGTCTGATCGTTGGCTAAATCTGGCATTTGAATACCGTTAACCTCAGTTGGGTCTTTCTGTGCCAAAGGAACTTCAACCATACCCATATCCATATCGTTGTAAGGTTCTTGAACTGATTGCCTACCGCAGTCTGTCTTACCAATTCCCTGCATACCCATCAGCATAGGAACAATAGGTTTTGCTCCTGTACCTGCTTTCTGGTTTTCGTAATTAGAAATTAGGCAATGTCTCAATATCTTGCCTGCTTGTCTTATGTTAACTGTTTGTGTCATTTGTTATTCCTTTCAATATGACTTCATAAACTCACCATTAAGTTTATGAGTAGGGAGTCTCGAAAAATACTATGGTACTTTTGAAGACTCCTAACTGATAAACTTTAGAATGATATCTTCTTTTGACCTGCAACATCAGAGACAGGTGCTAGAGCATCAGCAATTGCGGTAACCTTATTGTTAAGCTTCTTAACATCCGCTCCTGCTTTCTTAGCCTTAGACATTTTCTTTTTGGCTTGATCTTCAAAAGATTGTCTAGTCGCTATGGCTTCTTCTAGCCTGCTCTTTAGATCGAGGACAATATCCATTTCCTTACCGCCCTTGTATTTAGTTCCGCACTTGGCAGGAACACCAACAACAGAGTCGATAACTTTCTGTACAAAGTCTCTGTTAGCTTCCTTGTTAGGGTTGCATATGTCCATTAACTTAGCTTCAGAAGTGATCTTGAACTGCTCCATAGTCTTAACGATATGGTCAACGCTAGTATCATTCTGACCTGCGAAAGCATCATTCTTGAGTACTAAGAATTGATGTAACCAACTAAGCTTTTCGGCTTTCTTCTTTTGTTGATTATCGTTTAAGCCTGCTTCCATAAGACCCTCTCTAATAGTCGCAAGATCATCAGATTTTAATTCTGTTTTCCTGCTTATGATCGATGAGGTTGAAAGCATAGTCGCATAGGTCTGGCAATTTGAAAGATTGATCTTTTCAGAGTTCTTCTTGTTGTTGCCTTTTAGTCTATTGATTGAAAGATCAAGAGACTTGATAGAGGATATAGCATCCTGTGTAAGATTGATTTTAGTGTTCATGATTAAGTTCCTTTCATAAATGTTAACACTATAAACAAAGCAGGTTTATCCTGCTTTGATCACAGTGTTACCTGTGATGCACTGATAAAGATTTACGACTCAATAAGTATTCCAACTAACTATCCGAAGATATTGAGCTACCACCATTATTTTAGACTAGGTGTTTAGATCAGCTATGGTCTCCACGTTAAAGGTCTGGATATCGTCAGTACGTTTGCATCTAGGCTACAAGGGTCACAGGACTTGGTAGGCTTCCAGAATGCCCCTAAAGGGGCAGAGCGGATTCAACCCTTGTGCGTTCCACATTGAACGTCACCTTATGTCTAATCTGAATTAATCCATGTGAACTCCTTTCTAAAAAATTATAAGTAAAATTATATATGTAAGTACTTTTTCAACAATTACAATAGTAGTACAAAAAAAATATTCAATAAAAGTAAACTTAATTATCTGATATCAAAGGGTTAAAAAGTACTATGGTATTTTTCCCAGACGTAAATCTCACCTATTGCAACGGGAACGCCTGTGAGGGCTTGTAAGTGTGTCAGGTATATTGGGTTGAAAAATGTATCAATGCCCTGTTATAACTAATTCTGAGAGGTCAATTTTTTTGGAGTTATTAAAATGGCAGGAAAGAAACCGCCCAAGTTAACATTAGTGAAAGGTCAGGAAAAAGGAAAAGACCGCCCCTTAACTGCGAAGCAGGCTAGCTTCTGCGAAAGTATAGTAGGCATTAATGAGGATGAACCCTTAACGATAGTGGACAGTTACCGTAAGCATTACTCCACTGACAATATGTCGTTAAATGCTCAGTATGTAGAGAGTAGTAGGTTATTTAATCACCCTATGATTTCCCTAAGAATCGAACACCTCAGAACTGAGCAGGAGAAAAGAAACATTGCACGAAACCAGTCGAGAAAGGAGAGGGTAATATTTAATCTGGAGTCACTTGCCTATGATAAAACTAATACAGGACATACAAGAGTTAAGAGTCTGGAACTGTTAGGACGTATGGCAGGAGTCGATCTGTTCAGAGATAACCATGTGATAGAAGATAATAGGAATGCACAGGATATTAAGGCTGAACTAGAGAAGAAGCTAAAATCTCTATTATCTTGACCCCACCTACCCCCACCCCCCATGATAACAGCGTTGCGTTGGTCATGACTATATATAGTAATCCACACAAATAATTCTATGGAATTTCTATCAAGGTTCAAAGTGGGTGAATGGATGTGGTTTAGCGTTATATTCTCTTATGTGATGGAGAGGCTTATAGAAGGCGATATAGAGGGTCTAATGGTTTGGTGGTACTTTGTGTTATATCTGGGTTCTATGTCCTCTGAGTGAGGCTTATTTCTTCGCTATCAGACTATCTAGCTTTTGTTCCAGTCTCACTAAGTGTTCGACTACCCTGTCAATGTCATCTTTATGGTCATTCTTATGAACATATTGTTCTCTGGTTTTATTAAGAAGTATCTGAACTCTTTTGAGTTCATCATTTTGAGATTTGATATACCATGCTAGTGGTGCTACTATGACCGTGAGAATGATATTCCAGATGGTTGAGAGTTCTAAGATCATCTTATAATGATTCTTTTTATTTTATTATAAATATATATTATTATAATACTAATATTATTATAATAACAAATGTAAAGGTAAAAATGGCGAAAAGAAAATCAGGTGCATTGAAGACTGCCAAGATACCCCCACCCTTCCCCAGTGAGCTTCAGCCATATAACAAACCTTATAGTTTGGGTGACGTAGAATATTTAAAATATTTAAAAGATTTAGCATCAAAAAGAATACCAGGCGGAAGCAAGACAACAGAACTTGCCATAGATGATATCGAAAGAGAGACAGGCGGTGACTTTGGAAAATATATACAAATGGTCACAAGTAGGGCAGCTCCTTCAAGAGCAGAGCAAGACTTTGTAGAATATTTAAAAAAAGTGGGATTAATGCCACAATCAATGAGCAGTATTTATAATACTAATTACAGAGGAGCATTTTTCCCCAAAGCAAGTGACAAAAGAAAAGTATATAAAAGCCAAACAGAAGAGCCTCAAATTCTAGTTCAAGATTTAGATCAATATGAAATTCAAGGTGAAAAATATAATAAAAGCGATATAGACAGCAGAAGTTTTGCAGACAAACTAAAAGCAATATTCGGGTATAGCAGAGATGATTTTAGTTTAGCTGAAGAAAGAAAAAAAGGAACTTTTCCTACAAATGAAGAGATAGAAATGATAAAAAGATTGCAAGGCATGGCGACAACAAAAGGTGAAGAACTTGATCATTATGCGATACATCTTCTTAGAAATCTTGGATACGAAACTCCAGAAGCAATAGATAGATTGGGTGATAAAGGCGAAGGTGGTGAAGAAGGATATTTAGGAGAGATAAATAAATTACTGTATAGCAAGAATAAAGATGAATTAAGCAAGAAAGATCGTAACACACTTGAAGAGTTAGAAAAAATATCAGGAAAAGAACTAAAGAAAAGGCGTGGATATAAAGAAGGTGGCGTTGTTAATATGCTAAAGAGTTTTAAATGAGCCAATACAGAAAATATCATGCTTCTAAGAAAATGAAGCAAGAGAGGGCTATGCGTAACAAGAACCGCAGGACGGCTTTGAAGAACGGTACTGTTAAGAAGGGTGACAAGAAACACATAGACCACAGGGATGGTAACCCCAGAAATAATAAAACAAAAAACCTGCGTGTGATCTCTGCCAAGAAAAACAGAAAAAAACAGTGAACCTCCAATCAAAAGATATCAAAAAGAAAATAAGTATGCTCCCATTGGAGCAACAAAAAGAAGTATTAGCTCTTCTAGAGCAATACGAACAGGTTAAAAGCAAAGAAGAATCACAAAAAGAATTTATTCCTTTTGTTCGGGCTATGTGGTCAGAGTTCATAGGGGGAGAGCATCATGAGATTATGGCAGAAGCTTTTGAGAAAGTGGCAAGCGGTGAACTAAAAAGACTGATAATCAATATGCCACCCCGTCATACCAAGTCAGAATTTGCATCGTATTTATTTCCTGCTTGGTTCTTAGGACAATATCCAGAAAAGAAAGTGATCCAGACAGCCCACACTGCGGAGTTGGCAGTTGGTTTTGGCAGGAAGGTGCGTAACCTTATACAGTCAGAGGACTATCAAAAGGTATTTAGCGGTATAGAACTGTCCACAGACAGTAAGGCTGCAGGTAGATGGAACACAAACAAGGGCGGAGACTACTTTGCTATCGGTGTTGGTGGGGCAGTAACAGGAAAAGGTGCGGATGTTTTGATAATCGATGACCCACACTCCGAACAGGACGCACAGGCAGGGCAGTATAACCCAGAAGTATTCGATAAAGTGTACGAATGGTACACATCAGGACCTCGTCAGCGTCTACAGCCTGGAGGAGCGATCATACTTGTGATGACCAGATGGGCAAAGAGAGACCTAACAGGTCAAATTTTAAAAAGTATGACTGAAAGAGAGGGTGCAGATGACTGGGAAGTCATAGAATTACCTGCAATTTTACCCTCTGGTAGCCCACTATGGGGCGAATATTGGAAATTAGAGGAATTAGAAAGCCTAAAAGCGGAATTACCCCTGTCAAAATGGAACGCACAGTACCAACAAGACCCCACATCGGAAGAAGGAGCGTTAATTAAGCGTGAATGGTGGCAGGAATGGACAGAAAGAGAGCTACCACCCTGTGAATGCATCATACAATCTTGGGATACAGCGTTTCTAAAGACACAAAGGAGCGATTACAGTGCCTGCACCACATGGGGAGTGTTCTATCATCATAAAGATGTGGATCAAAGCCGTCCTCACCTGATTCTTTTAGATGCATTCAAGGAAAAACTAGAGTTTCCAGAGTTAAAACGTGCGGCATACGACAAATACTGGGAATGGGAACCAGATCAGATGATCGTAGAAGCAAAAGCATCAGGAGCGCCGCTTGTGTTTGAGCTTAGAGCTATGGGCATCCCTGTAACAGAGTTCACCCCCACTAGGGGTAACGATAAAATTGCTAGAGTTAACGCAGTTACAGACTTGTTTTCTAGTGGAAGTGTATGGTACTATTCCTCTAGATGGTCAGAAGAGGTAATTGAGGAATGTGCAGCATTTCCCACAGGTGATCATGACGACTTAGTAGATAGTACAACCCAAGCTCTTTTAAGGTTTCGTCAAGGAGGATGGGTTAGAGCAGAAAGAGATGATTGGGATGACGAACCTAAATACAGAAGACCAGTGGAGTATTACTAATGCCTAAATACAGAAAAAAAGACGGAACAATAGTATCATTTACAAAACCTGTTCCTAAAATAACACAAAGAATGTTAGGACTAAGACCTGCTAGAAAAACAATAACAGTAAAAGATATTGAGATGGCAGGTAAAAGAAGAAAGAAAGCAGGCGGTGTTATAAAAATGCGTGGTGGTGGAATAGCAAAAAAAGGAACTGCTAGTTTATCAGGTTATAAAGTCGTATGACCATATCTAGAGCCAGTATGAAATCACAACTGGTTAGAGGTAAGAAGAAGTTCGTAAAGGCTAAAAAGAAAAAATATAAAAAGAAGAAAAAATAATGGCTGCCTTCTCCTCAGATGAACTTAAATACATGAAAGCTATAGCTGACTATAGAGCAAAGAAGATAAGCTATTCAGACTTCCTCGACATAACTCTAAAGCTGAGAGATATAAGAAGACACATAAAAGATAGCCACACTATGACAGGCAGAAAGTTTTCCCCTAGATATAAAAAGGGTGGCAGAATAAAAATGCGTGGGGGCGGCGCTGTCCAAAAACAATTGACATACAGGATTCGATAAACATAATAACCTTAGAGGAGTATTACTATGGCAGATGACAAAGATAAAAAACGAAAAGAAATTCGTGACAGGCTTAAAAAGTCTAGAGAAAGCGGTGGAATAGATAGAAGTATAAACAGATTAACCACTAGCTCTCCTGGTGGTAGTCCAAATAAAGATGGAACAGTTACAAGAACTAAGAAACTTAGAGAAAAATTTTCTACAAAAGAGGGAGTTCTTCCTAAGAAGAGAGTTGTTAAGAAAACAACAGTTAAAGCAGACCCTGCTAAAAAGACACCAAAGAAAGGTTCACCAAAAGGTCAGGCAGGAAAAGGCGCAAGTCCTTTGGCAGGAAAGCCAAGAAGTATAGCAGAGGCTAAAAGAAGAGGTGAAGTATACTTCTTTGATAGCAAGGGTGTTAAGAAGATAGCCGCTACTGCTGCAGATTTGAAAAGAACAGGTCTAACACTCAGACAGTACGCTAATAAGTTTGCTCCCAAAAAACAAACTAAGGCACACGCAGAATCATTAAAAGGTTTCGCCGCTACTAAAAAGAGGAAAGGTGGCTCAATTAAGAAAAAAGGTATGGCTGCAGGCGGTAGAATGAAGAAGAAGGGTATGGCTGCAGGTGGTCGAATGAAGAAAAAAGGAATGGCTCGTGGCGGCATGATGAAGAAGAAAGGCATGGCTAAAGGCGGTGTTATGAAAAAGAAAAACATGGCACGAGGAGGCATGATGAAGAAGAAAATGATGTCTGGTGGCGGTAAGCTAAAGATGGTCATGAAAAATGGTAAGAAGGTTCCTTTCTTTGCAGCTGACGGCAAGGGTAAAATGCGTGGCGGTGGCATGATGAAGAAGAAGGGTTATGCTATGGGCGGAGCCATGAAGAAAAAAGGCATGGCAAAAGGTGGAGCTATGAAGAAGAAGGGTATGAAGAAAGGTGGTAAGACCATGAAGATGAGAGGCGGAGGTCTAGCTACTAGAGGTACAAACTTCAGAATTAGATAATGGCTGTAGACAAAAACCTAGAACCCTTTGAGGTTGAGGAAGGGGGTAATCCCCAAGAATCAGAACTCAAAGTGGAAGTTGTGAATCCAGAAGCTGTATCTATAGAGACAGAGGATGGTGGTGTTGTTATTGGTTTTGATGATGGATCAAAGACTGATGACAGTGGAGTGGGTCACAACGACAACCTAGCAGAGCATATAGACGAGGCAGACTTAGATGAAATGGCATCGGACTTAATAGACGATTTTGAGTCTGACAGAACATCTAGAAAAGAATGGTCTAGGTCATATATGAAAGGTCTTGATCTTCTTGGAATGAAGATTGAAGAAAGAACACAGCCTTGGGAAGGTGCTTCTGGGGTTTTCCATCCTTTATTATCAGAAGCGGTTGTTCGGTTTCAAGCACAAGCAATGTCAGAAATATTCCCTGCATCAGGACCTGTGCGAACAAAAGTCGTAGGAAAACAAACAAAAGAAAAGAACGAACAATCCCAACGTGTTGAGCATGAAATGAATTATATGCTTACAGAGGAGATGACAGAGTATCGTGATGAAATGGAACAAATGCTATTTAGATTGCCTATGGCAGGATCAGCATTTAAGAAAGTGTATTATGATCCTATAATGGAAAGACCATGCTCTATGTTTGTTCCTGCTGAAGATTTTGTTGTGTCTTATGGGGCATCAGACCTTATGTCTTGTTCTCGTTACACGCATATAATGAAGAAAACACCCAATCAAATCAAAGAACTTATGGTAAATGGGTTTTACAGTGACATAGATTTGCCAGAACCTCATCAGGATCAATCTGAGATACAGGAAAAATATGATGAAATGGAAGGCAATGAGTCTGTGTATGAAGAAGATGATAGACACACAATATTAGAGATGCACGTTGATTTAGATATGCCAGAGCCTTTTGACGACAAAGATGGTTTGGCACGACCTTATATTGTGACGATAGATAAATCATCAAAAACAATATTATCTATTAGAAAAAATTGGTATGAAAGCGATGAAAAGAAAACTAAAAGACAGCATTTTATTCATTATAGATATCTTCCTAGCCTTGGGTTTTATGGTACAGGACTCATTCATCTTATTGGTGGGTTGGCTAAATCGGCAACTTCCATACTGCGTCAGCTTATTGATGCAGGTACGTTATCGAATCTACCTGCTGGTCTTAAAGCTCGTGGTCTTAGGATTAAAGGGGATGAGTCGCCTCTTATGCCTGGTGAGTTCAGAGATGTCGATGTGCCTGGTGGTGCGATACGAGATTCCATTACGTTTATACCTTATAAAGAACCATCCTCAGTTCTTTACCAGTTGTTGGGAAATATTGTCGAAGAGGGAAGAAGAATTGGGTCGATAGCAGATGTGCAGGTAGGAAACATGAACCCCAATGCTCCTGTGGGTACAACCCTAGCGTTATTAGAGCGATCTATGAAAGTGATGTCTGGTGTGCAGGCTAGACTACACGCATCACTAAAAAAGGAACTCCGTATATTAGCAAAATGTATTCATGATTATATGCCATCACAATATTCTTACGAAACAGACGGAGAGTTTTCTAGAACGAAAGATTTTGATAATAGAGTGGATGTCATACCTGTATCTGATCCTAACGCATCTACGATGGCACAAAGGGTAACACAATATCAATCAGCCCTACAGTTAGCCCAACAAGCTCCACAGCTATACGACATGGGAAAACTACACAGACAAATGCTAGAAGTATTAGGAATACAAGATGCTGAGAGCATAATAAAATTACCAGATGATATAGCCCCTAAAGACCCTGTAACAGAAAATATGGCTATAATGAAACAAGAACCTGTCAAGGCGTTCAAGTACCAAGACCATGAAGCTCACATTGCTGTACACACTGCTGCTGCTCAAGACCCGAAGATACAGCAAATCATTGGTCAATCGCCATTTGCGTCTGCTATCCAGAATGCCTTGGCAGCCCATATCACGGAACACGTTGCCTTCCAATATAGAAAAGAGATAGAAGACAGGTTGGGTGTTCCGATGCCTAGTGAGGACGAGCCTTTGCCAGATGATGTGGAAGAGCAGTTGTCCAAGCTGACAGCACAGGCAGCAGGGCAAGTATTGACAAAGAGTCAGGCAGAGATGGCAGAACAGGAAGCACAAAAGAAAGCAGAAGACCCACTGACACAGCTTCAGCAAAGAGAGATGGCGTTAAAAGAAGCAGAGTTTGAACATAAGAAACAAATGGATATGGCGAAGATACAGGTAGATACTGATCTGAAAAAGAAAGACCAAGAGATAGAGGTTACTAAAGTAGCAACAAATGCCATACTCAGTGAGGCAAAATCAAAAAGAGATGAAAAGCGTAAAGGCTTTCAGGACGGTGTTGATTTAGCTAGAGAGTTTGTAGATGAGTGACACAGCCTACAGTCCTATATTAAAAAGAATTACAGATTATAAAGAAGACCTGAAAGAGCATCTTGCAGGTGGTGGAGCTAAGACCATAGAAGAGTATGCTCGTTGTGTGGGTGAGTATAAATGCCTAAAAAAATTACAGGAGGATATACTTGACATAGAGAAAAGATTTATAGATGATTGAAAAAGTACTATGGTGCTTTTCGTTTTAACGCAAGGAACTGTGATCCTTAATCACTGCATGAGGTAAAAATGTATCAAGCTGTTAAGAAAGAAGCCGATCCAAAAGTGGCTTCTAAAATGCCTGAACCACAAGGCTATAAACTTTTAATATCCCCTGTAGAAGTAGAAGAGAAAACTGAAGGCGGTGTCTATATGCCTGACCAGTTAAGAGATGCTGAAGGAATAGCGTCTATAATAGGTTGGGTTGTTAGCATGGGTCCTGACGCTTACAAAGATGAAGACAAGTTTCCTTCAGGAGCTTGGTGTAAAGTGGGAGACTTTGTAATATTCAGGTCTTATTCAGGAACTCGTTTTAAAATAGGAACACAGGAATTTAGATTAATTAATGACGACACTGTGGAAGCAGTTGTTGAAGACCCAAGAGGATACAAAAGAGTATGAATGATACAGCAGAAAAAATAGAAGAAAACATCGAAGACAGCAATGAAGTAGTCGAGCAAGATGATTTTGAAGTAGAAATTGTAGATGATAGACCTGAAGACGATAGGGTAGCTAAAAGAAACGAATCATCAAATAAAGAGCCTGTTGATGATGATCCAAGTGAAGCTAGAAATCTAAGTCAAAACGCACAAAAAAGAATATCTCAATTAAAATATGAGTATCACGAAGAGCGTAGAGCAAAAGAAGAAGCCAAAAGGCTAGAAACAGAAGCCTTAAAATACGCTGAAAGCCTTAAAAAAGATAACGAAAAGCTAAGAAAAACCCTAGCTGAAGGCGAAAATATGCTTATAGATCAAGCAAAAGGCAGGGTAGATGCACAATTAGAGCAGGCAAAAAGCGATTACAAGGAGGCATACGAGTCAGGTGATCCAGATAAATTGGTAGATGCACAAGAAAAATTGTCTCAACTTCATAACGAAAAATTTAGAGTTGCTGAATATCAACCAAAAAAAGAAGATTTGCAGGACGCACAAGCCACACAGCCACAAAAACAACAGCCTTCACTATCTCAAAGAGGTGTAGAGTGGCAAAAAAGCAACGATTGGTTCGATAAAGATATGAGAATGACAGGTTTTGCTCTTGGTCTACACGAAGAATTAAAACGAAAAGGTGTTGTACCAGACAGCGAACAGTATTATAAAGAAATAGATGAGGAAATGCGTAGAGCTTTCCCTGACAAGTTTGAGACTGAGCAAGAAGCACCTCAGTTACAAAATGGAACCGTGGTAGCCCCCGTTGAACGTAGCGGAAAAAAATCACGCACAGTGCGTCTAACAAGAACCCAAGTGGCACTCGCAAAGCGACTTGGACTCAGTCCAGAGCAATACGCAGCGCAATTAATGAAGGAACAATCAAATGGCTGACAGAGAACCAAGAGACACGCAAACTCGTGAAAAGCAGGCAAAAGTAAAGCAGTGGGAGAGACCTTCTCTCTTACCCACTCCCAATCCAAGGGAAGGCGTAAAGTTTCGTTGGATAGCAACATCCGTTATGGGTCAATCAAATAACCCTAATGTGTCTGCAAAATTTCGTGAAGGTTGGACTCCAGTTTTAGCCAAAGACTTTCCAGAGTTGCAAATTATGTCGGATATCGACTCTAAGTGGAAAGAAAATGTTGAGGTTGGTGGGTTACTTTTATGTAGCAACGCAATCGAAAATGTAGAAGCCCGTAAGAAATATCATAGAGAGCAGTCTGCAAGACAAATCGAAAGTGTTGATAATTCTTACTTGAGAACTAATGATCCACGGATGCCAGTTCTGAAGCCAGAACGAAGCACCCGTACAACTTAATGGAGGTAGACAAATGTCTAGCGTATCTTCTCCTTTTGGATTGAGACCCGTAGGAACTTTGGGTGGCGAATACACTGGTGGTTTTCGTCAGTATCCTATCCTATCATCTGAGTCCACAAGGATATGTACTGGAGATATCGTCAAGCTAACTGACGGTGGCTCCACCACTACCATCCAGAAAGATACAGGCACAAGTGCGTGTACACCTATCGGTATTTTTCTAGGATGTCGTTTCATCGATGTAAGCACTAAACAGCTTACATTTTCACAACAATGGTCAGGCGCAGCTCACACTGAAGGTATGGCTTATGTCGTAGATGATCCAAATATTCTGTTTGCAGTTCAAGCAGATGGCACAGTAAATGATGATGATCTTGGTGCTAACGTAGAGTTAGAGCAAACAGCATCAAATGCTACGCTTGGAATATCTCGTGTTAGTCTAGATATTAGCACAACAAACACGACAGCTTCACTTCCTGTGAGAATAGTTGATTTTCTTGGAGGTCACGATGGTGACGAAAGAGGATCAAACTTTCCTATTATGCTTTGTAAATTCAACACAGGGCATCAATTAGGCATAGGCGTAGTGTCTGGCGCAGCACCAGGAGGTGGTTAATCATGGCGGTTATAAGTAGAGCGCAGCTCTTAAAAGAGCTACTACCTGGTCTTAACGCATTGTTCGGACTAGAGTATGAGAACTATGAAAATGAACACGCAGAGATTTATGAAACTGAGAACTCTGATAGAAGTTTCGAAGAAGAAGTAAAGCTCAGTGGGTTTGGTGCAGCTCCTGTTAAACAGGAAGGTGCGTCCATTTCATACGATACTGCACAAGAGTCATTCACTTCTCGTTACAACCATGAGACAGTGGCTATGGGTTTCTCTATTACAGAGGAAGCTATGGAAGACAATTTGTATGACAGCCTATCAGCACGTTATACAAAGGCTCTTGCTAGAGGTATGGCTTACACAAAGCAAACCAAGGCAGCAGCACTTCTAAATACTGGTTTTGATACTTTTAAATCTGGTGATGATGCATTCTTATTTAGTTCTGCTCACCCAACGGTGGCAGGCGGTAACAATAGGAACCAACTAGCAACAGCATCAGACCTCAATGAAACATCTTTAGAGCAAGCAGTTATAGATATTGCAGCGTTCGTAGATGAAAGAGGACTGTTGATTGCAGCAAAACCAAGAAAGTTAATCGTGCCTCCTGCATTGATGTTTACAGCAACAAGATTGCTACAAACAGATTTGAGAACAGGAACAGCAGATAACGATTTAAACGCTATCAAGTCTAATGGGTCTATCCCAGAGGGCTTTAGGGTTAATCATTATCTGACAGATACTGATGCTTTCTTCTTAATCACAGATGTTCCTAACGGAATGAAGCATTTCGTTAGAACTCCTATGGCGACTGGTATGGACGGTGATTTCAATACAGGAAACGTAAGATACAAAGCGAGAGAAAGATATTCTTTCGGTGTATCTGATCCTCTTGGAATTTTCGGAACAACAGGAGCCGCATAACTAGCGAATATGGGGGTGGTTTATCAATCCTTCATCACCCCCATACAATTTTCACCTTGACAGCGTAAGCTGACAATAGCCAAGACAAGGAGAATAACATGGCTAATACAACATTCTCAGGTCCTATTAGGTCTGAAAGCACAATTAAAACAGTTAGTAAAAATGCTACTTCAGGTACGATCACAGAAGTTATTACTATGGGTGACGCACCAGTTGCATTAGGTGACGAAGACAAAACTCTCGACAATGCTACACATAGTGGAAGAGTTCTTGCTGTGCCTGCTATAACATCAGATAGAACGATAACATTACCTGCACCAGTTGCAGGAGCTACGTTTAAATTTATCTATGCAGGAGCAGCAGAGGAAGCACAAAACCTTATTATTATTACGCCTGGTAATGCTAACTTTTTCTTAGGAAATGTTCAGCATTTAGATACCAACGCAGATAATGTTGGTGTGTATGCAAACGGTAGTTCTAACTCAAAGTTGACATTAACTGACTTTGGTAGCATGGAAATAAATATAGTGGGTAAAGATAGCACAAATTACTATATTTGGGGTAATGTAGTCTCTGAAGACGCACCTGCCTTTGCTGACCAGTAATAGGGGGATAACATGGCTGATGCAGTAACATCACAAACCATTTTTGATGGCGACAAGTATGTCATAATGAAATTTACTAATATTTCTGATGGCACAGGAGAGTCTGCGGTCAAGAAGGTCGATGTCAGTGCATTGAACACAAATATCAAAGGCGATACTTGTACGAGTGTCGCCATTGAAAAGATTTGGTGGCAGTGCATAGGCATGAAGGTTAGGTTGTTTTTTGATGCAACGTCTGATGCTTTTATAATAGAGTTAGGTGAAAATCAAAGTGGTCATCACGACTATAGTGAGTTTAACGGTTTGATAAATAACGCAGGGTCTGGAAAGACAGGTGATATTGACTTTACAACCGTTGGTCACTCTAGTGGAGATACATATACAATCACTTTGAAGATGCGAAAAACATACTAAATTGTTTGACCCAGTAACTATTTCTGCTGCTGTTGCTACGGCAAGCACAGCATTTAACGGCATAAAAAGGGCTTTTGCCGCAGGGAAAGATTTGGAAGCGATGTCACAAGACCTGTCTAGGTGGATGGGTGCAGTTAGTGATGTAGATGCTGCTCATAAGTCGGCAAAAAATCCCACTATGTTTCGTAAAGTATTTAGTGGCGGAACCATAGAACAAGAAGCAATAGAAGCGTTCACAGCAAAAAAGAAACTAGAGGAACAAAGGTACGAGCTTAAACAGTTCCTAATGTTTACTCATGGCTCTAAAGCATGGGATGAGCTATTAGCTATGGAAGGTCAAATAAGAAAAAGACGACAGAAAGAAATATATGATAGGAAGATATTTAGAGAAAAGATCATTAGTATCGTGGCTCTTGCAATCGTTCTTGCTGTTGGCACTGCTGTTCTTATCGGGTTCGTCTACACCCTCATGGGATTTGATAGAGGTTGGTGGGGATAACTGCGTAAGGAAACAAGGCGGTCAGGAAACATTTGAGTGGCTGTGTGTGGACGATGGAGTCATATATCTTGCTCAATCAGATAATATAAAAAATTGTTTTACTTGTTTTCTCAAAAAATTTAGTGACTGGACTTGGGAACAAGAGATAAGAAAAGGTATAAGAGAAGACCCCAAGTATATAACCTGTAGGCGTTATAAAAGAAGAAAAGCAAAGAATGGTCAAGAAGTATGCTTATATAGAGGGGCAAACAATACATACAGTTTGGTGGTTGAGGGTCAATGCCCAATAGAATACCAATGTAAATATGAACCTGGCGGAAAAGAACCTAATATAGATAGCGTTGTAGACTCATTAAATGATAGCTTTAAATAATTACTTAATATATAATATGCAAAAAGTACCATAGTGCTTTTAGGGAGATAGTATGGCGGTTGTAACACCAGATTTACCAGAGCTTTTTGAGGAGGCATATGAGAGAGCAGGTCTTGAAATGCGGTCTGGTTATGACTTAAAAACAGCTAGAAGAAGCTTTCAAATACTAACATTAGAGTGGCAAAACAGAGGAATAAATCTTTTTACTATAGAATCTGGCACACTATCTTTGTCAGCAGGCACAGCCACATACACTATGCCAAGCGATACGATAGACATTATTGAGCATACTATCAGAACAGGAACAGGAACATCACAGCTTGATACTAATGTAAACAGAATAAGTGTTTCTACTTTTGCTCAAAAATCAAACAAGAATACACAAGGGAAACCGACACAGATATTTGTGCAAAGATTAGCAGGTTCTACGACAGTTACTTTGCATCCAGTGCCAGATACTACATACACATTAGCATTCTTTAGACTAAAAGGTATAGACAGCATTGCTTCTGGTATAACAGGAACTACGACAAGCTTCATACCGCCAAGATTTGTTCCTTGTTTAGTTTCAGGTCTTGCTTATTACATAGCAATGAAAAGACCAGAGGTTGCTAACAGGGTGGCAGCATTAAAACAAGAATACGAGTTTCAGTTTGAATTAGCAGCAGGTGAGGACACTGAAACAGCATCAATTAAGTTTGTTCCTCACAACACATTCTTTGTAGGTTAAATATGACCAAAGCTAGAGGAAAACACGCATTTGGAATATGCGATAGAACTGGATTCAGATATCCAATAAATGAATTGGTATTTGAGTTTAACAACGGCAAAAAAACTGGATTAAGGGTAGGCAGAGATGTTGCAGACAGAGATCATCCACAAAATTTTGTAGGGAGAATAAAAACAGATGATAATCAATCAATAAAAGATGCAAGACCAGATAGGATAGAACCTTTGGAGCTTCATGTAGGTGTTCCTCAATCAGAAGATTTTAATAAAAAGATAGATACCCTTTTTGCAGTGGTGGGTAGCGTTACAATAACGGTGAGTTAAATGGCATTTTTACAAAGCAATATTCCACACTTTAAGTGTTGGGTTAGAAGAGAGTATACGCATGATCATCAGAAGTATCATGGAGAGTTTTTACACGCTATGGCTATAGCAGTGACGTGTATGCCAAACAGATGTTTGAGCTTTCAGGTTATATTTACGGGATGTGAGTCAGATGACACTGACGATCCAAATGTGCATGGTGGAGCAATGTGGGCTAGAATGCCTATCACCGCTTTAGTGGCAGACACTCCAGTTGAGGATTGGGCAGAGCCTATGCCTGTTCATGCGGCACAGCCTTGGGATTGCTCCTCCCGAACCCATGCTGTGTATGTTTTGGATAGGGCTACACCATGTCCTTGGTTAGCAAAAATAGAGGGTAACTTTTATCCTGCAAAATATTATTTCACCGTAGATTACACGGACAGTGAGATAGCTGATGACCCTGCTCAACACAAGCAAAGTCATGTGCTAGAATTGTTAGATGCAGGTCAATGGACAGGTAACATTGTTGCTTTGCCTAATAATAGAGTAAGGGTAACGCATCCTGCATGGTTTGAGACAGGTGACGGACCTCCAGATTTTTTACCATCACAGCATATACATTACTCAAAGTCTGATTTAGATTATGTCTTGGATGTTAATCAGATTTTTGATAATCTATACGCAGGTAAAAAGAGCAAGAAATGAATTATACAGAATTAACAAATGCGATCAAGGAATATACAGATAACACCGAAACTACTTTTGTTAATAATATTCCTAACTTCGTCAGGCAAACGGAAGAAAGAATATACCGATCTATTCTTATCCCAGAACTCAGAAAGAA